CATCTAACTTTTCTACCCAAGCGTCAAAACTTTCTTTCAGGCCTTGCGCTTGCAAAGTAACCCACGCCATATAAGCAAGGTCTTCTACGGCAAAGCCGGCAGCCAAATCACCGGCACGGCGCTTGTAGTGCCTTTCCCATTTGATAATGGTGGCTAGTGACGTTTCTACCAGCTCTTCATATTTCTTGCCGGCTGAAAGGGTCGTTACTTTAATTGTTAGCTTCACGCTGCTCTCTTTTCTAGTTAGTTATCAGGGCGCGGTTTGTTCTGAGTAGGTGCCACCTGTCAGGGTAATCTGAACCTCTGACAAGGTACCCAGCTCAGCGTTAACCACGTCAAATGCCTCAAAGTAGGCCCCAGTCAATTTTAGAACTGGTGCCGTTGCTGAGGGTGCAGCCGCAACCGGCGCAACTTCAAAATAAACCGTGCCACCTACAAGGGCATTAAGCGTGGCGTACGTTTCTGTTGCGCCGTAGCTCATCAAAAACGTTGCCGTGACTTGATTATTAAAAAGGCCGCCGGTATAGCTGCGAGAGGTAGAACCAAACGCGGTTGCGTCAAGGCTTTCACGGCTGCGCGTAAACACTACGCTCTTGCACTGGTCTTTCAGGTCAACGGTTGCAGCTGACGTAGCACCAATTTTTACGGTATCTGGGTTAGCAAAATACGTGGTAGTTGGCATGAGGGTTTAGTCCTTCCGTTTCTTATTAGATAATTTAGCAGGTTCGTTAGCGGTCTGTGTGCTGATTTGTAGCAAACCAGCCACGGACAAAAAAGCTAGGTCACGCTCTGTTAAACCAAAATCGCCAATGCCTACGGTTGCGCCTTCTGGTACGTCTTGCCGCCATTGCTTAAGCACTACAAACGTCATGGGGCTATCTTAGTGCTTATTGTTAGGTCATAAGAGCTAAAATCTTGCGCCCCTACTGTGGTTACTGTGGGCCTGCCGTCTTTCAAACCTATTTTGGCTGCCCGTATAAGGTCTGCTTGGTCTAAAAGGTTTTTGAGCGCTGTGTAATTGCCGGGCCCTAAACCTATGAGCTTTACGTTGAATTGCAGCTCAGCAATAACGTTGGTTTGCATAACAAAGGTAGGGGCTTCCACTAAAACGCAAGGCGGGTTAATGTTGCGCGGGTCATCAAATACCCGCAAGCCGGTAATGGTTTGCAGCTTATCTACCAGCTGGTCATAGCCGTCTAAAAGTACGCCCATTACGCAACCGCTGGCTTATTCACGCCTAATAGCCGCATAATTTCGCCCATGCTTGAGCCCACCGGGGCAGCTGTAGCCATTTGTTCGTAGCTTGCGAATTGGTCAATGCTTGAGCGGCTTTTATAGGTTTGCCCTGCGTAAATCATGGTGCCTAGCCGTACGTCTTGACTGGGTACCGTGCTGAGTGAGCTGTCAAAATATCCGGCTTCACGGCGCTTTCGGTATGCATAAGCATTGGCTGCGCCTACGCAAATTGTGGCGTAGTCATAGTCGCTACTTGGGTTGGCAATGGTAAACCCTAAATAGTCCTCTAGGTCTGCGAGGGTTATCCACGTGCAGCTACTAAGCACAGTAAACGTAACTGTGCCGGTAGCGGCTACGCGGTCAACGTTAGAGGCCGTGACCTTAAAAAGCAGTTGGTTAGGTATGAGTTTTGCTGGGTCATAATTTAAATCGCCCTGCTGGTTGGTACCAGTAAACAAATACTGCGGTAGTGCATATGCAACCTGCGCGCCGTCATAAGGCGCGCCCATGCCTGAAACGGTAAAGGTTTGCCCTACCGTTATTTCATTGGGTTGCAGGGTGGCAATTACCGCGTAATTGTCTAGTACCTGTTTGTGGGTGACTGTGTAGGTAGCCATTTAATATGGCCCTGCCTAATCAGACCCAGATAATTTTTTGCAGCAGCGAGGCCTTAGCCACAAACGTTGCAAGGTAGCCGTAGTAGCTAAAGGTACGCCCAATGAGGTTGGGGTCTTCAACGCTCATAATGCCGCGTACGTTTTCGTACACTTCCATTGCTGGGGCATGAAATACCACCATTGTTTTTGCTGCAACGTTGCTGTCAACAATGACCTGCAAGCCAAGCGGGTTGGTGCTTGTCCAGTTGGTGACGTTGCCAGCGCCAAGGGTATTCATGCCAAGCAGACCGGGCGCGCCGATAGCTGGGAATACTGGGCGCTTGTCTTGGTCAACCAGTGAGCCAACTTTGGCCCACGTATCCACTCCCATTACCAAATGGGTTGGGAAGAGGTTGGTGCCGTTTGAAATGTCGCGGGCTGCGCCGTACATGAAGAGGATAAAGTCCTCTGGGGTTTTATCCCACGTGCCCAAAAGCGTTGAGCCGCTTACGCAAGCGTCAACGGCGATATCGTCAGTCTTGAGCAGGTACTGGCCTGCCAAGTCCTGCAAAATCACTTGCATTGCTGCCGGGTCGGTGAAATCCATGTCTTGCGCGCTGATGAAGATTTGACCAGCGACAGTGGTACGGGTAACCGTATTGCTTGCAATGGTCATGGTTTGCGAGGCTGCTGCTTGGCCTTCAGTTTGCACGGCGGTAGTTGTGTGCTGGCTGATGGTTGGGCGAATGAAGCTCTTGCCTTGTCCGTTTGGCATTGCACGTGCACCAACTGCGCTAATAAATGGGCGCAAGTAGTTAATGTCCTGAAACACTGGCCCCAAAACGGGCGTGGGCAGCAAGCCTAAAGTATCAGAAGTAAGGTTTTGCGCGGCCTGAATTGCCGTTGCTTTCTTATCTACGTTTTGCTTGTAAGCAGCGTTGACGTTAGACCACTGTTCGCCGCCAGCGTGGAAGGCAGCAAGGTATTCACCGGCGGTAGGCATTGGGAATTCTCGTTCGCGCTTTTCAGCTGCCCAAATTGGCGCGGTTGGCGCTGGGGCCGGTGCTTCGTTTACTTCAGCAGTTGGGGTTACGTCGCTCATGGGTTTTTTATCCTTTTTTGTTGGCTCAGTCGCTGCTACCTGAGTTATTTTTGCTTCTTGAAATGCGCCTAGCGCTACTAATGATAGTTCAACCATGCGCGCCTTTTCAACAACTAAAACGCCTTCATCATCATAAGCAGCAGTAATAGGTTCAGCGCCTACGCTTACTGCATCTAGCGCGCCGTCTTTTGCCAGCTCTAGGGCTTCATCAGCTTTAGCGGTTTTGCTCAATTTAGCCACAAAATACAAGCCGTTTTCATCTTCAGTACGTTCAGTCACTACCCCTACCATTTGGGTAAGGTCATGGTTCAAAACCAGTTTGGGGTTAGCGCCGTCAACCGGCAAAGAGCCCGGAAGAAATTTAACTTTTTCGCCTGAGCTCACAGTTGCAACCACGTTATAAGGCGCGGCAAGGCCCATAATCTCGCGTTTGCTTTCGCCCTCAGCAGCGCTAATAACAATGGGCGTGGCTTCAAATTTCAGCATGGTAGTTAATCCCTTTCACGCTCAATAGTAGTAGCAGGCGAGGACTGCGAAGCAGCGTTATCACTGTCCCCGCCTGCCAAATCGTTTTCGTAAAGGTACGTGCTTACGTCTAGTTCTACGTATCGGCCTCGCGGCAAAACGTTATTCATACTCAACGTTTGCTCAATGCACTCAATATATGGCTTTGAACCGTACAAATAAAGCAGTTTGTTACTTTCGGCGCTGTTCTGATAATTCATACCGCCGCCAGTTGGTGCACCTACCAAAAATGGTGGAATATTTGCAAGGCGCGCCATTTCAAGGCTCTGAAACGTACGTGCGTCAGTTAGCTGCAAATCATCAGGGTTAGCAGTATTAGGCACGTATTCAACAAACTCATTTAATGCAGCTATGGTTTGCTCTTCACGTGCAGCCGCAAAACTTGCAGCCATATCAGCCAATTCTTGCGAGGTCATGGGTTCACCGCCGGTCTGTTTCAGATAGCCCGCCGGTATGGTTTGTGAGGCAAAACGCTCAGCCGCATTTTGCAAACGGTTTGCAGTGTTAATAGCTCTCACGCCGGTATAAACCAAACCCTGAATAGGGCTAAGAAATTGCACTACGTCATTGGGATTTAGTTCTATGCCTTGAAAGTAAATTTGTTTTGAAGGCCCGAACCATTGCCCGGTACTTTGGTCAAGTGTGTTTACGTCACCGGCAGGTATCCACGTAAATTTTGAGGGGAAGCCATTACCTAGCCTTTCGGTAACCACCCAGAAGGCCCGCCCCTGCATAATTAAATCTTCAGTAGTCCAACTGAGGATAAAGTTGCGGGTTACGTTGGGGTCAGGTTGCTGCATCCACACATCAGGCGGGATATAAATACGTTCTAGCTCTTCGCCGTCCCATTGTAGGGAATACTGCTTGAAAGTAAGGCAGCCAACCATTGAGCAAATTAAGTCACGTGCCCGGCTAATAGTTGGCACTTGCATTGCCGCATCACGCGGCAAGTTTTGTGTGTAATAAACAAAGTTGCCAATAACGTTTTGGCTGTACGGGTAACGGGTGGCTGCTGCAGCGCCTTTTATTGCTGGTTCGCTTACCGCGTCCTTTTTAAATAAACCCATGCAACTATCTTAGGCAGTACGTCTAGGGGCTGTGGTAACTATCATGGGTTTAGCTGTTGCGCGTTGACCGATAGCAAAACCTACGGCGGCAACTAGACAACGGGCAAGCTCAATAGGGCCGCTAGAGCGCTGTGAGCTTAACGCGATACTGCCAGCGGTACGCGCTGCAACTGCGCGCCCTACGTGCTCAGCCAACATTTTTGAGCCGTCATGTTCAATACGGCCTTCAATAATCATTTGCCGTACAGCTGCCGTATAGCGGGTGACTTCTTGGTAGCCCCATATGACCCGCCGCCTTTTTAAGTGCAGGGGGCAATTTACGTCAAGGGTTGGGGTAACGGCAATGATGAGCTTTTGGTCTTTTGAAGCGTTTTCTAATAGTTGCCATGTTTGGCTCATTGTGTCAGCAATAAATTCAACGGTTGCACACAATTCACCGCCAGCAGTTTTGTTAACCCTTACTGCGCAATATCGCCCGTTATCTACAGAAACTTCAACGGCTAAAACGCCACCCGGCAATGGCAACGTACCTTTAGCGTTTGCGGCCCACTGGCCCGGCGCAAGCCAACCAACATCACTTTGAACCCACAAATTGCAGCTAGACCTTAAAAAGGCTGCACGGTTAGGGCTCATACTTTCGGCTATTAACGTTTCTTCGCTAATGGTGGTACCTAATGCTGGGTTAGCCATACGCCATGCTTCAGGGGTCATAGGGTCTAGGGCAGGGTCTGGGCTAAATTCCGCAAAGTAAATACCAGTGTCTATGCCTTCGTCTATGCCGCGTAGCCCTTGCTCTCGCCACCTAAGCATTGCAGTAGAGCTTTCTACCCCTGCCGTGCTGAGCATTATGCAAAGAGGGTTGGCTTGAGCACGTTGAGTAGGCAATAGGCCTACGTCTAAAGCGTCTTGCGATACCCCCCAACATTCATCAACTAGCAATAATGCTGTTGACTGACCATGCCCGGCACTATGCGTAGCCGCCCGTACTAACCATTTATGCGGCCCTATTTGTAGCTCATTGCGCCCGTAACTGCGTTTCAGTTTGGCACCAAACTTTTCAGCCAACGTAGGCGCTAAATCAGTAAACAGCGACACAGCCAAAGACAGCTCATGCGCCGTAGTAATAACCGTTTGCGGCTGTTTTTCATCAGCCAAATACTGAGATAAATACCAACCCAAAACGCTTTTCATTAGCACTGTCTTACCGTTTTGCCGGGCAACACTCACCAAAGCCTTTTGGTTGCACCAACGGCCCTCAGCGTCATAACTCAACAACTGCCGCAAAATATGGCGCTGCCAACCCATTACCTCAACATTCAAAACCCGCAAAGCCCACTCAGCAACTTCATCACCATAAGACCCAGCACTATCACGCACAACCGTTTCTAATCGCGGCTCAACCGGCACCCCCTGAACTGGTTTGGTTGTAATCCCTTGGGATATACGACGAAG